GACAACGCAAGACTTCTGCCGGTGGAAGAACTGATCTTACTATCTTGACCAACGCTGGTTTTAATGTTAAATGTAAATCTACTCATGCTTTAGTTAGAGATCGGATTAATAGTGTCAATTCAAGATTGAAGAATTTTGATGGTTCAAGGAATATATTTATTGATCCCTCTTGCAAAAACCTTATTAATTCGTTAATGAAACAAATGTATAAAGAGGGTACGAATATACCTGAAAAAACTGGACACGATCATATGACAGACGCACTAGGTTACGGCATAGAATATATCTTCCCTATTTCAAGTACACTTCCACCTTCACAACCTAAGAGATTTAGCTAATGGCATATTCAAGACAAGAAATTCTAAACCAACACGATCATTACAAAGCATTTGCAGACAGATGGCAATATTTTATCCGTTCTTATTTGGGTGGGGAAGAATACAAAGAAGGTAAATTCCTGCAAACCTACAACCTAGAACTAGAGAATGAGTTTTACAAACGATTAAAATTCACTCCATTAGATAACCACTGTAGAAATGTAGTTCATATTTATTCATCATTCCTATTTAGAATCAAGCCAACTAGAAAACTAGGTTCATTAGAGCAAGACTCAACCATTAATATGTTCTTAGATGATGCTGATTTAGAAGGTAGATCATTCTCTCATTTGATGAGAGAGTTGCAAACTTACGCTAGTGTTTATGGTCATTGCTGGGCTATCATGGACAAACCAAACTCCAATGCAAGAACTAGAGCAGAAGAATTAAACCAAGAGATTAGACCTTACTTAAATATCTATACACCTGAAAATATTGTGGATTGGAATTACACCAGAGCAACTTCAGGAAAATATTACTTAGATTATTTAAAGGTTAGAGAACACAAAGATAGCCAAAAAGAAATATATCGTGTTTGGCACTTAGACAGAATTGATACCGTTAGATTGAACAGCGTAGGTGTTACTGATCCTGTGGTTATAGACTCTGTTGATAATCCTTTAGGACAAATCCCAGCAGTTATTTTATTCAATCAAAGAAGTCCTATGAGAGCAGTAGGTGTTTCTGATCTAACAGATATAGCTGACTTACAAAGAGCAATCTATAATGAGTTATCTGAGATTGAACAATTAATTAGATTATCCAATCACCCTTCCTTAGTTAAGACTAGAGATGTTGATGCTTCTGCTGGTGCTGGTTCTATTATTGAAATGCCAGACAACATTGATCCAGCTTTAAAACCTTATATTCTACAACCATCTGGACAGAACCTAGACTCAGTATTAAAAACTATTGCCATGAAGGTAGATGCTATCAATAGACTATCTCATGTGGGTGCAGTTAGAAGTACCAGCGAAAGAGTAGTGTCCGGTGTTGCACTTAGAACAGAGTTTCAATTACTTAATGCAAGACTTGCTGAGAAAGCAAACTTAATGCAATTAGCTGAAGAACAAATTTGGAGATTGTATGCAAGATGGCAAGACAAATCTTTTGATGGGGAAATCATATACCCTGATTCATTTGATCTTAGAGATTGGGCAACTGATTTAGAGGTATTACAACAAGCCAAAGCATCTAACATTAAATCAGATACTTTCACTAAAGAATTAGATAAACAAATAGCTAGAACAGTTATTGAAGATGATGAAGTATTATCTAAAATTGATGAAGAAATAGACCAATCAACTACAAGGCTTGGAGAGTTTCCACAGACACCGATAACTACTCCTAGAATTTAATCATGGCAAAGAGTCTTATTGAAAGACTTGGTGAGTATAGACAAGGAATAACCACTTCTTTAAGCGATCAACATGAAGCCAGAATGTTGCGTACCTTAGAACGATTAGAGAGAGATGTTGTAAAAGACATAGCAAGATTACCCACTAAGAACGGAGTTTTGTTTAATACTAAATTAGCAATAGAACTTAGACCTAAGATTAAAGGTTACATGGAAAATACATATTTAAAAACAGTACAATCCAATGTGGCTGAGTATGATAAGATTGCTGGTTCAGTTGTAGCTACTTATGGAAAACTTCCTATACCCGATGAGTTTAAACAAATAACTGAATTAGACTTAACAACAGTTAATCAATTAAAGAAGCAAGTATTTAATCAATTTGAAGATTTGGGTAATGAGTTTGTAAGCACTCTATCAGATGAAATATATCAATCCACTTTAGTAGGAAGATCCACAGACAAAGTAATTGAAACAGTTAGTGGACAGATTAATGGTATCTATCAAAACAGTAACAATTCAGAAGCACAAGAACTTGTTGATTTTATCAATTCTGAAAAACTAAAAGGAATTACAGGAACAGCAGAAGTAACCACAGCAATATCTAGGCTACAAACTATCTACGGAAGGGATAGGTTAGGAAACAATTTAAGAAGATACACCAATCAAATAGTTCAAGATTCTATTATGGGTTTTGATGGTCAGTTTGCAAAGTTTAGAGCAGATGAAATAGGGCTAACTTATTTTACATACACAGGATCTACGATAAGGGATAGTAGGGATTTTTGCAGATCACATGTTGGCAATACATATTCAACTAAAGAAATTAGTAGCATATGGGGTTCACAATCTTGGTCTGGTAAATCACAAGGAGATCCATTTGTAGTAAGGGGTGGTTATAATTGCAGACACCATTGGCAACCTACTGATCCTAGCTGGAATAAAATAGATGATGAAATACCAACAGTTGGGGAAGAAATTGCTCAAAACACCAATATATTTGGAGAAGTGTCAGAGCAAGAATCTAGTTTGCTTCCTATAGCATTTGGCACTATACAAACATCATTTACTAGGGCAATTAGCAAGTTGCCAAAAACAGAAAAAATAATACCCAAAAGCAAAAGTGCTTGGTATCAAAGAAATGAAGACACCATTGCTTTGCAAGGGGTTGACATGAATAATCACAAACTAAAAGACACATTTGCACATGAATATGGACACAGAATAGATCATAAAATGTCCAAATACTTGCTTGCTAATAATAAAACAAGAGATAGAATATTTGCCAAAGAATTAAAGGAGAACCCTTTGCTTATAGAATATATAGCTGGAGATAGGAACGCAAGTAACATAAGTAATTTTGCATCTGCATCTATTTCATCTGATAGGAAAAAAATTAGAAAATATATCCCTTTAGCCAAAACAGAATATATGAACGATTTGGTAAAAATAGCAAACCTATCAGTTAAGGGAAAATCTTTAGGAAATAAAGAAGTCAGAGATGCAATAGAAAAGATAATTGCAAGCAAAAACTTTCCGTTAAAAATAGATGAGATAAAAGCATTGTTATTAGATAAAGGAATCACATATGACTTAACAGATCGCAATACTCTTGATTTTATTTTACAAACAAAACACAAAGTACTTTCAGCATTAAATAACAAATCAGTTTTAAGAAATGTTAATAATGTAAGTTATGGTAAATTTGCAGATTACTTAGGTGCTATTACTAATAATGAAATGGGCTGGGGACATAGTATGGGATACTATGCAAAATATCCAACAACTTTAGTTAAAGGAGTAAGAACAGGACATAGTTTAGAAGCATTTGCTAATTATACTGCACTATTAAATAGTAAAAATAAAGTCGCATATAGAAAGATGATGGAACACTACGCAAAAGATACAACTAAAGCATTTGATGAATTAATGGAAAGATTAGATAGAATATGACATTTTTTGAAACTTACAAAAGGTATGTAGAAAAATTTGAAGAATTTAGCATCATCAATCTTAGTGATGAACAGGAAGAAAATTTAATGCTACTTATGAATATAGCATTAGATCAAAACAAACTCATTCCTAAAGAAAAATTGATTGATGTGCTAGGTGTAGATGAGGACGATCCAAATATATTGATTTAATAAATTTGTATTGATATTTAATAAATAAACCTATAAGGAGTAATACAATGAACGAGGAACAAAACAAGAACTCGGTGGAACAAACTCAAGTTCCTACAAAAAATGAGGAAATAGTTACTGAAGTTTCTAGCGAAGCTAAGGTGGACTCTAAGGCTTTTACAGAAGATCAAGTAGAAGCAATAGTTCAAAGAAGATTAGAGAGGTATAAAAAAACCGTATCTAATAAACTTGATGGACTTGACTTAGAAGAAGCTAAAAAACTTCTTGAAGAAAAGAAACAAAAGGAACAAGAACTTGCCTTACAAAGAGGCGAATTTGATAAAGTGTTAAAAGATACAGTATCAAAAAAGGATAGTAGAATATCTTCTTTGGAATCTGAGTTACAGAAGATTAGAATTGACGAAACATTGGTCAATACAGCTTCTCAACTTAAAGCAATTAATCCTAATGAAGTGAAAGCTTTATTAAGAAGTTCCTTAAAGTTAAATGACTCAGGTAAAGTAGAAGTGGTTTCTGAAAATGGAACTCCTCGCTACAATGATAAGGGCGATATAATGAGTGTGAACGAATTAGTTGCCGAATATCTAAATAACAATCCACATCATGTGGTCGCTTCCCCAAGAGGTAGCGGTTCGCAAAGTGGGATTGGTGGCAATACACTAAAGCCATTTAATATAGCTGATTTAGATTTAAGCAAAGCAGATGACCGCAAGGTTTATGCAGAGTTTAAAAAACAAAGAGATCAACAGGGTGGATTGAAGGCAAAAATAGTAAATAACAATTAACCTAAAGGACAAACAAACATGGCAAACGAAACAACATCAAGCACACTATCGGAACTGTACACAGAGATTATTCAAGAAGCGATTTATACCTTCCAAGAAAACTCTGTTATGCGACCAATAGTTACAACCTACTCAATAACTGGATCAGGAAAGCAAATAGCTGTACCTGTATATCCAGCTGTTAGTGCGTCTGCAGTATCTGAAGGAACTGATCTTTCAAACACCGCAATTAATCCTACTGAAGCTACAATTACTGCTTCTGAAGTTGGATTGATGACTACTTTAACTGACTTAGGTAGAGATTCTGCATCAAGAAATGTAGCATCAGATATCGGTAAGTTATTTGGAGATGCTCTAGCTAAAAAAGTAGATGTAGATTTATCAGCACTATTCGCTTCATTTTCAAGCGATGTAGGTACTGCTGGTACTGAACTAACTGCTGAACTTCTTTTTAAAGCACAAGCAACTTTAAGATCATTGGGTATTCCAGCACCATATTATGGTGTGTTTCACCCTAAAGCAGTTTTCAACTTGAAGAAAACTTTAACAAACGCTGGTTACAGCACATCATCTAGTGCAATTTCTGAAATCGGAAATAGAGCATTGATGGACGGATATATCGGCAGAATAGCTGGTATTGATGTGTTTGAAAATGCTAACTTAGCAATTGACGCATCTGATGACTCAGTTGGTGCAGTATTCCACCCTAGTTCAGTTGGTCTTGCAATGAAAGCAGATGTTAAACTTGAATCTCAAAGAGATGCTTCTCTAAGAGCAAGTGAAATAGTTGCTACTATGACATACGGAACAGGTATTATTAAATCTAATTATGGTGTTGCAGTAACTGTAGACTCTGCATTTTAATTAATACTATCAATGGTGGGGAGTAAAATCCCCACCTACTTAAAGGATTTAATATGGCAAATTTTACAGTAGATACAGATTTAACATTTTACCAACCAGACATTTTAGGATTTGGGATTGCTAACTTCACAACTCCTAATGATTACCACGCACAAGCCAGAGCAGATATAGAACGAGATTTAAGAATTAAATGGTTTCCAGTTTATAAAACAAACATTGAAAAAAACATTTCAGTACTAGGTACTGTAGAGATGGACGGAACTAAACTAACAGATACACAATGGAAAAGATGTTCTGTATTTAAAGTAATATCTGATTACGCTTGTCCACTACTTACTAAATTTAACAGTTCTGATAACCTTGATAGATTCCAAGTAATGATGAACCATTACAGAGTTCTTTATGAAAAAGAAATTACTGATGTAATGAGAGATGGAGTTGAATATGATGACGACTCCTCTGGAACAATAACTACATCTGAGAAAGAACCTTATCATAGACTTAGATTGATAAGATGATAATCACTCCCAAGATTGATAGTAAGATACTTCAAAAAAAACTTCAAAAGCAAATAAGAGAACAGCCAAGACAAGTTCAAAGGGCTTTGGGTAGAACTGCTGAATTTCTATTGGGTTTGATTAAGAAAAGAACCTCAAAAGGTAAAGACGCAGACGGAAGTAATTTTATACCTTACAAACCTGAGTACAAAGCATTTAGGCGAGAAAAGGGCAGACAAGTGTCTAAAGTTGATCTAAACTTCTCCGGACAGATGTTGTCCAATATGACTCAAAAATCAGACTCCACTAAAGCTATATTGTTTTTTGCCAATAAGTTTCAATCAATAAAGGCTGTAGGAAATCAAAAGAAAAGAGTTTTCTTTGCTGTAGGTGATAGAGAAAGCAAGACATTAATCAATTTTTTTGCTAAAGAGTTTAAAAAGGTAAGTAGTTTAATATGAGCAAAAGAGAATCTATAGCAGACAATATCATAACTGTACTTACAGCAGTTAGTAGTCCTATTACTATTAAGAAGATTACTAGAGAACCCTTCTCAGTAGATGAATTATCAGAGCAACAATATCCAGCAGTTTTTGTTCAATCAGGAAACGAAATACGATCAGATGAAACCATGACTTCCACAAGTGTTACAAGACAAGCATCTGCTGATTTTGTAATAGTTGGATTTGTCAAAGGTACAGATGCAAACATAGATACAAAACGAAATGAACTTATTGAAGTCATTGAATCTAATTTAGAATCTGATAGAACAAGAAACGGATATGCAAAGAGAACTGAGATTGTAGAAGTTTCTACAGACGAGGGAACTTTATATCCAATCGGTGGAATCAGAATAGTTGTTAGAGTAATCTATCAATATATTGCTGGTACACCTTAACAACTAACAAAAGGAAAACAATATGGCTACTCACACAGGAAGTGAAGGAACAGTTAAAGTTGGTACAGATACCGTAGGTGAACTGAGATCATTTTCATTGGAAAGTACTGCTGAAACTATTGAAGATACTTCAATGGGAGATGCAAACAGATCATACAAGGTAGGGCTTAAAGCCTTTACTGGTACTGCATCTGTATTTTTTGACGAAACCGATGCTGGACAAATACTTTTAGTAGCTGGTGCAGAAATAACTTTAAATATGTACCCTGAAGGTGCAACATCTGGAGATACTTACTACACTGGTGCTGGTATCGTTACTGGAAGAACAATCAATTCATCTTTTGATGGAATGGTAGAAATGGAAATTTCATTTCAAGGTAATGGTGCATTAACAGAGTCAACAGTAGCATAATAAGGAAGGATAACGCATGAGTGTAATAGATAGAGTTAAAGAACATTTTGAATCACAAGGGGTAAAAACAATTAATGTTGCCGAGTGGGGCGAGGAAGGACAACCTCTAGTGATTTATTCAACACCAATGAGTCTTGCAGAAAAAAGAAATCTTTTTAAGTCTGCTAAAGATAATGATCTTGGTGTAATGGTTGATGTAATAACATTGAAAGCAAAAGATAAAGATGGAAATAAAGTATTCAAACTAGATGATAAGCAAGTTCTAATGAACAAAGCTGATCCTGAAGTTATAGCAAGAGTTGCTCAAGAAATACTTAACTCCATTCCTTTTGAGGATATTGAAAAAAAGTAAGATACGATCAAGAGTTGTTCACCATACTTACTCTTGGGGAAAGGTTACACAAAAGTATGGAAGAAGTGTTGGCTATGTCAGAGGAAGAATTTTTATACTGGATAGCTTACTTTAAGGTGAAGGCAGACAAGGAAAATTTACATGGCACAAGAACGAGTACAAATTCGCCTAGACGCAATAGATAATACCAAGAGAGTCTTTAGGGGTATTGAGGGTTCTTTAGGTCGTATGCGACAAAAGATATTTTCTTTACAATCTTTATTTGCCACTCTAGGTGCTGGGTTTGTTTTAAAGTCTTTCCTTGATGTTGGAAGCGAAGTTGAAAATCTTAGACTTAGATTTAATTTCTTATTTGGTGATGTTACTGAAGGTAAAAAAGCCTTTGATGGTTTGGTTAAATTTGCCTCTAAAGTTCCATTTACTTTGCAAGAAATAGCACAAGCCTCTGGAAACTTAGCTGTAGTTTCTAAAGATGCTGAACAATTAACACATAACTTAAAACTTGCTGGAAATATTGCTTCTGTTACAGGATTGGATTTTAGAACTGTTGGAGAGCAATTACAAAGATCATTTTCAAGTGGTATTTCTTCTGCTGATCTATTTAGAGAAAGAGGAGTTAATGCACTATTAGGATTTAAAGCTGGTGCAAGAACAAGTGTAGAAGATACAATTAAAAAATTTGAAGAAGTGTTTGGAGAGGGCGGTAGATTTGGTAGAGCCTCTGAAGTTTTGGGAACTACCCTTACTGGTACTTTGTCTATGCTTCAAGATAAATTATTTAAGTTTAAATTAGATACTTCTGAAGCTGGTATATTTGATTTTGCAAAAGCTAGTCTTAAAGTTATTAATGATTTAGTGGAAGAAAATGAAGACAAACTCAAAAAACTTGCACAATCAATAGGTACTGGACTAGTTAGTGCTATTAAGGGTTTTGTTTTGGGAATTGGTAAAATTTATAACACAATCTCAGGAGTATTCTCTATTGTTGGAATGGGGATAGCAGGATTAGTTCGTTTAATTAGTTCTTTACCTGATGGTGTTAGAGAGTTTGGTATTTTAGGTTTTCTTTTGTTGGGTGGAAAAGGAAAAGCATTAGTTTTAACTATAGGTTTCTTTATAGATAAAATAAGATTTGGACTAGGTATTCTTATAGAAGGTTTTGGAACATTTAATGTAGCTATATTAGAAACAAGAAAATTTTTAAGCCTAATAAGTAAAGAAGAACTTCCAAGAGTAATAGCATTTAACAGGGAGTTAATGGATATTGCTTCAAACCTTAAAAAACCTTACGAGCAATTAAACACAGAGTTATCTGTTGCAAACGACAAAACAAAAATATTTGGCTATAGCACAAATCAAGTACAGGGATTTTTTGAAGATGTTGAGAAAAAAATAATTTCTAGTGCTAAAGAGGTTGCTGATATGAACGCAGAAATTGCATTAGCGTCAGCCAATGCGGAAATATTAAAAGAGGAATTTCAAGGAATGGAATTGTCTTTAAAGAAAATAAGCGAAACCTTACTAACTAAAGCAAATGAAGAATTTGGAAAAATTAATGAAACAATAGCAACAGGAATATCAAAAGGAATAAAAGATGTATCACAGGGTATTGCAGAGTCCATTGTTCTTGGAAAGCAATTATCAGACACATTTAGAGAAATGGCACAAAAAATATTAATCAATGTTCTTGCAAAATTAATTGAAGAACAGTTATTATTATTAGTTACTTTAGGAATTGAGAAACTGAAAACCTCTGAACTTTATAAACAATATGCTATAAGAAAAAAAATGGAAACCAGTTCATCAAGTGGTATATTTGGAAGTATAATAGAAGGGATAGGTTCAATATTTGGTGGCGGTGGTGCTACTGGTGGCGGTGGTGGTGGTGGTGGTTATGGAATGGCAGAGGGTGGTTCTGTAAAGGGTGGACAACCTATTACTGTAGGGGAAAGAGGTAGAGAAATGTTTATACCATCTTCAAACGGAACAATAATACCTAATCATCAAATGGGTGGAACTACTAATGTTAATTTTACAATCCAAGCAAATGATGTAAGAGGTATTAAGGAATTATTAATAGATAATAGAGCAACTATTACTAATATTGTAAATCAAGCACTTAACTCAAGGGGCAAATCAGCTTTAATATAATATGAGTGGTCAATTTCCTACATCTCCAGCACCAATGTCAGTAAACATAGCTTCTGACCAAGCCACTATTGTTTCAACAACTGTTTCTGGAAGAAGACAAGCAAGACAAATTGATGGTCAAAAATTTAAACTAACATCAACATTTCCAGTAATGTCAAGGGTAGAGTTTGCACCTATCAAGGCATTTGTAATGAAGCAAAGATCGCAACTAAATACATTTACTTTTATTCCACCAACTATTTCTAATGCACAGGGCTTAGCTTCAACTGTGATTTCTACTAATGCTTCTATAACTGCTGGTGCGATTACCGGCACAGTAGATGGTATGACAATATCAACTAACGGAATATTAAAAGCTGGAGATTACTTTAGATTCACAGGTCAAACAAAAGTCTACATGGCTGTTGATGATTTAAACGCAGACGGATCAGGAGAGGGAACTTTAACATTTGAACCACCTTTAAGAACTACTGTCGCAGACAATGCTATCATTATTTATGACAATGTAGATTTTACAGTAGGGCTTAATGGAGATATTCAAGAATACTCAATAGGAGTAAATAATTACTTTCAATATGAAATAGATTTAATTGAGATATTATAATGGCAAGATCCTTATCAGCTTCTATAATTTCGGAATTAGCCACCAACTCTTTAAACCCTGTTGAATTAGTTTATTTAGGAGTAGAAAATGGTTATTATTTTACAGACCATTATAAAAATATTACTTTTGATAGCAATACTTATGCCTCATCATCTGTTTATCTTGGTTCTTCTGAGGCTAGTGAGTCTTCTGAAGTTGCTGTTAACAATCTTGTTGTTAATTTTTCAGGTGCAGACCAAGTTATTATTTCTTTATTTCTTCAAAATGAATACATGGATAAAAGAGCTTGGGTGTACAGAGGTTTCTTAAATGATAGCCAAGAACTAATTAGTGAGCCGTTTTTACTATTTGATGGAAGAATTGAAAACTTAAATATAGAAGAAGACGAAACCACATCTAATGTAAATATATCTATTGCTTCACACTGGGCAGATTTTGATAAAATAAAAGGAAGAAGAACTAACACAAATTCTCAAAGGTTACATTTTTCTAGTGATAAAGGATTTGATTATGCTTCTCAAACAGCAAAGGAAATCAAATGGGGCAGAGGATAAAAGATATTTATAGAGTTGTTGCTTTATATAGACAATTTACAAGATATGATAAGTTGCACTATCAAGACATAGTGAAATTAATTTTACCATCTATCAATTTAGGTCAATATCAAATACACAGTAATAAAACTAAAGATGTAGGTTTTACAAATTGGGCATTTTTAAATGATAATGTTGAACAAAGATTTATGACTACTGGAAGACTTAAAAGTAATGAGTGGAACTGCGGTCATAACGCTTGGCATATTGAAACTGTTGCCAAAAGTAATGTTAGGGAAATTATGAACTGGACTAAAGAATATTTCAAAGGAGTCCTAGAAATTAACCAACCTTTAAAATGGTTAAGAATATCTGATAACTCTCATATTTATAGAGTATCTAAAAAACACAAAAGGGAGTTTCACATCTAATGGGATTAGATCCAGTAACATCAGCCATAGTACAATTTGTCGTAGTAACGGCTATTAGCTGGGTATTAAAGCCAAAGCCACCTAGCCAACCTAGCCAACCAGATGCAATACAAGGCATCTTAGTTAATAAAGCATCTAACAACGAACCTATTCCAGTTGTTTATGGAACAAGACAAGTTGGTATTTCAAGAGTATTTGTAGAAAGTTCAGGAACAGACAATCAATCTCTTTACATGGCTGGAGTACTTTGTGAAGGTGGTGGATATGGAATTGAAAGTATAGAAGAAATTTATGTTAATGATAAATTAGTAACTTGGAGTGGTTCTTTAGATCATGGTGTAGTTAGAACTGTAGGTAGTGGAGATGCCAATTATTACAAAAGTGAAAGTTTAATTTCTGTTCAATCCTTTAAAGGATATGATGACCAAATAGCATCTACACTATTAGATGAAAGCACAAGCTGGGATAGTGATTACAAATTATCTAATGTAGCCTATGTTGCGTTTAAGTTTAAATGGAATCAAGACGCATTTAATTCATTACCAGAAATTAAAGTAACCTTAAAAGGAAATAAAATTTACGATCCAAGATTAGATTCAACAAAAGGTGGTTCAGGAACACATAGAGAGGACACAGCATCAACTTGGGAATATTCAAATAATTCACCATTAGTTCTTTTGGACTATTTAAGAAATCAAAGGTACGGAAAAGGTATTCCCAATTCTGCATTTGAAACCAACTACGATTCTTTTAAAACTTCAGCAGATACAGCAGAAACACAAGTTACACCCTATACTGGCGGTGCAACTATTAATTTATTTGAAACCAATGCTGTAATTCCCACAGAGGATAAAGTTATTGATAATGTAAGAGAATTATTAAATCCAATGAGAGCAATATTTAATTATACTCAAGGTAAATATTTTCTAATTATAGAAGATGCCAATAGTTCTGTGTTTAGTTTAAACTCTGATAATATTATTGGTGGTATTAAAATATATGGAGAGAAAAAAAATACGAAGTATAATAGAATAATTGGAACATTTGTTAATCCATTAAAAGAATGGCAATCAGATACAATATCATTTCCACCTTATGATGATTCAGCTTTACCAACAGCAGACCAACACGCAACTATGTTGGCACAAGATAATGGAACTTTATTAGAAGGTAACTTTGATTTTAAATTTATAACCAGTCCTTATCAAGCTGAAGAACTTTGTGAAATTGTTTTAAAGAGATCAAGAAATGCTTTATCAATAGAAGTCTTGGTAACCTCTGAGGCTTTAAATTTAACTATAGGGGATATTGTAGATATAACTTACTCCACTGGTGGTTTTAGTGCCAAGCCTTTTAGGGTTTATGGACTATCAATAAATACTAATAACACAGTTGGTTTAAAACTTATTGAACATCAAGATAATTTTTATACTTGGAGTTCTAAATCACAAGCACCAACTATAGCTGATACAGTTTTACCAAACCCATTTACTGTCCAACCACCAGCTTCCGTTACATTGTCTGACCAATTAATTGCCTACAACGATGGTACTGTCATAGTAGCATTAGATATTTTAATAGGTGCAAGTCCTGATTTTTTTGTTGATTATTACCAAGTGGAATATAAGAAAAATTCTGAAACAGATTATATTATCTATTCACAAGGTAGTGGATTAAATCACAGAGTGTTAAATGTTATTGACCAAGAAATTTACAATGTAAGAGTTAAGGCTATAAACACATTAGGAATCTCATCTACTTATGCTTCTGCCACCAGAACTATTATTGGTGCGATTGCACCACCAGCAGATGTTGAAGATTTTTCATGCAATGTAATTAATGGAGATGCTCATTTAAGTTGGTCTGCCGTAGCTGACCTTGATCTTGCCTATTATCAAGTGAGATACTCTACTGCTACTAATGGTGCTGAATGGCAGAACTCAGTTAATTTAGTTAATAAAATTGCACGACCAGCCACCTCAGTAACTGTTCCTGCTCGTTTAGGTAGTTATCTAATTAAAGCAGTTGATAAGCTAGGAAACTTTAGTACCAATGAAGCAATTATTACTAATACGATAGACACAGACTTAAATACTATTGTAACCCAAACAGAATCTCCAACTTTTTCAGGAACAAAAACTAATGTTATTCTTAATGATAGTAATTACCTAAGATTAGGTTCTTCAGAATTATTTGATTCAGCAGTTGGATTGTTTGACGATGGTACAGACTTATTTGAATCAGGATTAACAGCTAACGATTTGTATGCTACGGGGCATTATGATTTTGCAAGTATTATTGATCTTGGTGCAACCTACAAATCAAGAGTAACAGCTTCTATTACTCAAAGCGTTGATAACATAGATGACTTGTTTGATAATAGAGTTGGATTATTTGAAGATCAGGGTTCTAACTTTGACGGAGATACACCATCTAATTGTGATTCACATTTAGAATTGGCTACTTCAACTGATAATATAACTTACACTTCATTTAGAAATTTTGTGGTGGGAGATTACAATGCCAGATACTTAAAATTTAGATTGGTTTTGTCTTCTTTAGATTTGGCTTCTACACCAGTAGTTCAAACAGTAAGCGTTACTGTGGATATGCCGGATAGAATATTTAGTAATAACGACATAGCTTCAGGATCAGGAGTTTATTCTATTGTCTTTACAAATCCATACTATTCAAGTAATTACGCAGTAGGTATTACTGCACAAGGTTTATCTACAGGTGATTATTACCTATTAACAAATAAGACAGTCAGTGGTTTTGATATTGCTTTTAAAAACAGTAGTGATATAGGAATAACAAAAACCTTTGACTATATTTCTAAAGGATATTAATTTATGGCACAAGCAGACCTAAGTATTGAGAATCAAAGTTTTCCAACATTTCGTACAGATTTAAATAATGCTATTACTGCATTAAACACAAACCAGTCAGGAACTTCAAGACCATCATCAGCCGTTGCTGGAACAATTTGGCTAGACACAACTTCTGCAACTACTCCTACTTTAAAATTCTTTGATGGAACTGACGATATATCTTTAGCAACTATAGACTACACAGCTAATACAGTTAATTGGTTAGACAATACAGTTTCCATTACAGGACTTTCAAGCACAGCAACAGGAACAGTTTTAACTCTTACAGATTCAATTTCAACATCAACAGTTAATTTAATTATAGATAATCAAAAAGAAGTTAGATTTAGAGAAACCACTGCTAATGGAACTAATTATATTGGATTAAAAGCACCAGCTAGTGTTGCTACTGATTTAACTTTTGAACTTCCCCCATCAGACGGGACTGTTGGACAAGCATTAATAACAGATGGATCAGGCGGTTTATCTTTTGGAGATGTTGCCTCTGATTTAACAGCAGTAGATTCAAACATTTTACCTGACACAACAGACACCTACGATCTAGGTGCTACATCTTTTGTTTGGAGAAATATCTACACAGGAGATTTACACCTATCCAATGAATCTAAATCCGAAGGTAACTCTGTTGATGGAACAAAAGGAAATTGGACTATTCAAGAGGGTTCAGAAGATTTATTTATCCTTAACAACAAATCAGGAAAAAAATACAAATTCAAACTAGAGGAGATTTAAGCATGGGTTTTATCTCTAGTGGAACTACCATGTTTGATAATGGTGCTTTAGTTGCGAGTGCTGGTAGTCAAGTATTATTATCTACGGCTACTGCAAGTGCAAGTGCTTCATTATCTTTTAATAGCACCTACATTAATTCAGATTATTTGGTTTATAAGTTTGAGTTTATTAATTGCCACCCTCAAACTGACGACCAACCTGTTTCTTTTCAAGCCTCTACTAATAATGGCTCTACATATGGAGTAACTTTGACAACTACAGTTTTTGAGGCTTATCATTTTGAAGATGATAGTGCAACTTTCTTAGGTTATCACGCTCATTTAGATTTAGCACAAAGCACAGCATTTCAACCAATATCTGGCTCTTGTGGTAATGGTGCTGATGACAATGTAGGTGGAACTTTAACATTATACAACCCAAGTTCAACAACTTATGTTAAACATTTTATAGCTAACACTCAAGGAAATTATAGAGCCGGTTTACCTATATCCATTAATAGATTTACTGCTGGATATTTTAATACAACATCTGCTGTTAATGCAATTCAATTTAAGTTTTCATCAGGAAACATAGATGCTGGTCAAATCAAACTTTATGGAATAAAAAATTAACATGGCAGTAGTATCAAACGGAACAACTATAATAGACAATGGCATTTTTGATCCAGCTATACCTACTGGTAGTCTTACTTTAATTAAATCTATTACAGCCAGTGCATCAGCAAGTATATCCTTTGTAGATGGTACAGATGGAGTAGTGCTAGATGATACTTATAGTTCTTATGTATTTAAGTTTATTAATATTCACCCACAAAATGACGGCGTAAATTCTAATCTCTTTCAATTCAATTTATCTACTGATAATGGGAGTAATTATAACGTTACTAAAACAACTACAATGTTTTCTGCCTATCATAGTGAAGATGATACTGCTACACTTTTAGGTTATTTTGGCAATCAAGACTTAGCACAATCTACTGCATTTCAACCTTTGTCTGACCCTTATCTTGGTGCAGATGCAGACCAATCATTAAATGGTTCAATGTCTTTGTTTTCCCCAAGTTCAACAACTTTTGTAAAACATTTTATAGCAACTATAAATTATAGTCACAGTCAAAATTATACACTAAACCCATTTGTTGCTGGATATGGAAATACTACAAGTGCAGTAAATGCAATTCAATTTAAAATGAGTAGTGGAAACATAGATGATGGTATCATTAAACTATATGGAGTTAAATAATGGGATTAATTAGCAATGGAGTAACAACATTTGATAATGGCTCTTATAATATAGGTGGGAGTATGGTATTAGTATCTAGTGCAACTGCTAGTGCTTCTGCTTCTATAGAATTTACTTTAGGGGACTATAAGGAGTATCAATTCTATTTTGTGAATATGCACCCTCAAACTGACATAACATCTTTCCAATTTCAAACAAGTATAGACAGTGGTTCTACTTATGGTGTTACAGCCACAACTACTTTATTTCAAGCATGGCATGATGAAGCTGATTCTGGAACTTCTTTAGAGTACGATGGTAGTGCTGATTTGGCTCAAAGCACAAGTTTTCAATTATTATCTAACGCAACTGGTAATGATAGCGACCAATCTTTTAGTGGACATTTAAATTTATTTAATCCTAGTTCAACTACTTATGTAAAACACTTTATAGCTGATGGTAATGACTACCAATATCATAACTACACATCTAGGAAATTTATTGCTGGATATTTTAACACCACTTCCGCATTAACAAACATTAAATTTCAGTTTGCATCAGGCAATATAGACGCAGGAAATATCTTGATGTACGGAATTAATTAATATAAAATAGGAGAACATATGGAACATAAGATAATAAACGGCATATCAATACCACTTACAGCAGGAGAAATATCTGCAAGATTAGTTGCTGAAGCTACTTGGAATGAAGGTGCTTTTGATAGAAGTATGGCTGATTTAAGACAAAAGAGAAATGCTCTATTATCTTCTACAGATTACTTAGCGTTATCTGATAATACTTTATCTTCTACTACGGCTACTTACAGACAATCTTTGAGAGACATTACAGAAGGTCTAACAACTAAAGATGAGGTGGAAGCTGTTGTGTTTCCTACTAAA